CATTGTACAGTTGCAAATCTGTTGCCTGGCTACGCGCGCGCAGCTCAGCTAGGTCGAGCATTGTGGCCGCCTTTGGTGTCGGATCTGCAAGCTGCGACAGTACTTGTCTCGCGCAAAAAATTGCGAAAAGTTTTTGAGACCTGAAATCACTAGACTTGAGATCACTAGACTTGATATCAAGCAAATTTGAAACTACCCAGATCCGGTCGACTGCCGGACAGGCAGTCTCTTTCAGCACTTCAAGGATTGTGCCGGTCCACTCGCGACTGATATATTTTATCGGATCGTAACACGGCTTTAGCCGCGAGATATCTTTATACGAAATGCTTAAATCCATTCTTCTAATCTCCTATCGGCCGTAACTGACCTTTTAAATCGGCTTTTATTTTTTCAAGTTGATCTTTTGAAAAAGAAAAGCCGCAGTGAGCCGCTGATCGGTCGGCTAACTCAAGTGTTTCCTTGACACGTGGGCTCAGTGTTTCGCATTGTTTAAAATATGCGTTGATAATATCTACGCCTTCTTGATCACCACTGAACCACATCTGGTGCCGCGCCAGGCAGACTAGTTTCATTTGCAGCGCAAGTTCGCTTAGTTCGCTGTCTCTTTTTTTGTTGTCGTGAACGTTTTCTGTCATATTGTGAACGCTATACCTTTTTTCGTGAACAGATGCAACCTTTTCGTGAACGATACCCGGTTTTTCGTGAACAGTACCTATTTTTCCTCATATCGCACCGCTGGTGGTGCCTACTCAAGTAATTCAATCAAGTAAGCGACTTGCTGTTGCGATAGAGTCTTTTTTAGTTTATTGTTCATGTTATTAATGCCTGATTTTTGCGTGATTAGCCTGTGCGTGTACGCAGTTACGCGTTGTTGCGAGATATATAAAGCTACGTTACACGCGATAGCCAGATCCTCGTCAAGATGCTCGTCGTTTGCGTTTTGTTGTTCGCTTTCGATGCGCCGCAAAACGCGCAGCATATGATCCATTGCGGATTCCAGCTCGTCGAACGACGCTGTGCCGTGAGCGTATTTTTCGGCTACGTCAATAGCTTCAACAGCTTCCGTGCACTCGCCAAGTGTTTTCAGTATTTGCCGCGCACAAAAAACTAGGAATAGTCTCTGCGGTTTTTTATTCAGAAACCGTTTAACTACCCAAAGCCGATCTTGCGCGGGGACATGTGCCATTTTCAGCACGTCAATAAGCGTGCCTTGCCAGTCGCTATCGACGTATTTTATCGGGTCGTAACAAGGCTCTAGCGCTACGATATCTTTATATGTGATGCTTAAATCCATTCTTCTAATCCCCATCCGGCCGTAACTCACCTTTTAAATCTGCTTTTATTTTTTCAAGTAGATCTTTTGAAAAAGAAAAGCCGCTGCGAGCCGCTGCTTGGTCAACTATCTCAAGTGTTTCCTTGAAATCAGGACTCAGTTTTTCGCATTGCTTAAAGAATGCGTTGATAATACCTACGCCTTCTTGGTCACCCATGAACCGCATCTGGTGCCTGGCCTGGCAGACTATCTTCATTTGCAGTCCAAGTTCGTTTGGCTCTTCATTCATTTTTATTTTTCCTCTTTTTGCATTAGCTGGTGGTGGCGTCCTTTTTTTCTTCGCTCGTTAAACAAAAGTCATCCGGATTGCTCATCCACTATTTTCACGATAACGCTACTCCAGTCAGCATTTGATGCCTCTCGCAAATCAGACAGGCCAATAGTTTCAAACAATCGTTTTATTCTTCCGCTTGTAGATGCCGAAGAGCCGGGGCTTGTCATTTTCCCGTCGAACTCGTGAATTAGGTCGACTTCGTCAATCGCAAAAGTCAGTTGACCCTTGTATTTTTCCTTTGCATCCTCAAGAGAGGCCGCTACAACGAAGTAGCGCTCTGTCTGGATTTCTGTTAGTTCTATTCCGAAAATTGGCATTTAGCCCCCTTTATGCGTAACGCTTAAATTCATTCTTCTAATCCTCATATCACACCGCTGCTGGTGCCGTATCTGATTCTTCGGTCGTTAAATTCGGTCTTGCGCGCGATAACACCTCCGGCGTTTCGTTGTAGACGCTGCAAAACCCTGCTTCAAAATGATCCTTTAGGCCAATAAAATCAAAGTCTGGGCTATTACAAAATGGACAGTTGATGTAATCGTCGTTCACTTTCTTCTCTCCTCATATCGCACCACTGGTGGTGCCGTCCTTTTTTTCTTCGCTTTAGATGGAACTGTCAGATTCGCTTCGACTAATGCTGCGGCGACACAGGGGCTGACTGAGTTTCCGACCATGCGCACCTGCGCTGTCTTGCTCAATTTCTTACCTTTTAATTCAGGCGCAATAATGTAATTTTTCGGGAAACCTTGAGCAGCAAAGAGTTCATGCGGCTCAAGCATTCGCATTCCTATATCTGCAATTATGTAATCGACATTTGCGATAGTGACCAGGGCCAAGCGGTCTTTTGTCGTGATTGTGTGCGCCGGTTCGTCGAGTGATTGCCCGCTGCCAGTTGTGAAATACTTCAGTAAGAAAGCTCGCACTAGCCCAGTTCCACCGCCGGCCATTACTGTACCAAGCGGCTTGTCTAGCACTCGCGGCTCTTGTCCCACTCGCTCACCGTAACCGGTTTGAATCAGCGTCGGCACCACTAGGCCGTGTGCATCTCGACTAGCTGTAAGTGTTTTAAAAGGCTCATCTAAGCCCTGGCCCCTGAAGTATTCGCCCTGGTGATTGCAGGTGACAATAAACGGCTTTTTTGCATCGATTACGTACTTCTGGATGCCTTTAGCAATTCGTCTTAAAGTATTGTCAGCTAGCGGTTTCTTCCGCTGGTAAATCGAAGGGCAAGGCAACGACCAATCAATAATTTCCGCCGCAGTTCGCCAAGGCTTCAGCTGACCATTCTTTACGCCGATACTAGTTGGCGCTCCGTGTGTAGCTTCTGGCCAAACAATCGGCAAACCATCGCTTCTCGCAATCAAGAAAAGCCGCTTTCTTATTGTAGGAGCGCCGTAATCACACGCTTTAAGTATTTTATATTCAACTTTGTAGCCTAGGCGCTCTAAAGCAGTACAAAATGCTTTGAATGTTTTGCCCTTGTTTTTCAGACAAAGCATTCCTTCTTTAAGCGGTCCCCAAGTGACAAACTCTTCAACATTTTCGAGAAGTATTATTCGAGGCTTTACAGTTGCCGCCCAGCGCACCGCTACCCAAGCCAGATCTCTGACCTCTTTCGACCTGGGCGCACCACCTTTCGCTTTTGAAAAATGCTTGCAGTCGGGACTGAACCACGCCAACGCCACCGGCTTACCTTCGGTAATTACCGACGGCACAACGTCCCAAACAGATTCGCAATAGTGTCTGGTCAACGGGTGATTTGCTTCATGCATTACCAGAGCTTCTTGGTTGTAGTCGATTGCAATATCGACTGTATAGCCAGCGAGCCCAATTCCTGTTGATGCCCCGCCGCCGCCGGCAAAGTTATCTACAATCAATTCTTGAAACAAGCCAAGTTGGCGAGTATATGTAGCGCTTAAAATATTCATTCTTGACCGATTTCTGCTAACGTGACCAGCAGTCGGTTTCGCTCGATTGTTTTCAAAACTCGCTGCTGCAAGTCAGCGTCACGGCACATTTGCAATAGTGCTGCAAACGTGTCGGGATTTTCGGAAGTGCTCATTTCTATGCGCACGTATTTCGGCTCCTGATTGCTGCTGGTGGTAACGCAGCAAAATGACACTGTCGCGGTGAGCGGCAGTAGGTCTGGTTTCTGCAAATACTCTGACTCCTGCTTCTGGTGATGCAGCTGCTTTGTCAGTACTGCTACACGGTCTACTGTAGCGTTGATCTGATGTTCATTCATTTTTATTTTTCCTCTTTTTGCATTAGCTGCTGTTGCCGTATGTGATTCTTCGATCATTGTGATCAAGTGAGCAAGTCGCTCTACCCACTCCGTTGATAAAGCAGCTTCTTGCCTTAGCGCGGCCGGTAGCGGCAAGATTCGGATTAACGGTTGTCCAGCCGGGTCGTTCATTTTGATTTTTCCCCATAGCAGTGACTAGCACCAGCAGTGGTGCCGTTCTTTTTGGTTTCTGTCGTGAACGTGTCCACTCTAGAGATAGCTCGTAGCTGCTATCTCTAGAATGAAGGTGTGTTCGACGACGAACTAATTTTTCGGTGGACACGACCGAGTCGTATTTAATTGACTCGATAACAAAAATTATTGCAAGCGCGCGAGCGAAATACAAGAGAGCTTGAAAGTTTTTACAATCTATATACAGATGACTGGCACACGTGACAGCACCCGCCGCAGAAAACAGTCAAAAGCGCCAAAAGCAGCACAGGCGCATAGATACCTCATGTGATAGAGATGTGATGAGATTCGGCGGCTTAGTCTGTTAGTCGCAATAGTAGCAACGTTTTTTTTGATATATTGTGCATATCTAACGTGTCTTACTCAGTGTGATCTACTCGATATTGATTGTATATTTTTTATCCTCCGGACTTTTTTACCCCCTTAGCGATATACGCTATATCCTCGATTGCACTTATCTATATCCTCAATTGTACTTATCTATATTGCGATATTTTCACTCCAAAAAAAACCTCTCTCGAAAAATTTTGCGAGGTACCCCATAAATCATTTTGAGAAACACAATTTGCTCTGAGCAAAAAAAGACCACTATATAAAATGTTGTACGTCTACTTGCTCGTTAGTATTATCAACGTATACGCAATAGATACCAGCAAAATTCTATCCTCCGGCTATCCTCCGGATCCGAGGGTAGTTATTGCCCATTCCGGAGGCACGGAGGATAGATCACTCCTAATAGTCCTTTTGGAAAATATCAATAATATTGATACTGAAATCAAGGTTTTTACTACTCACTACTAATCGACAAAAGGTTTAGTGGGCACTTTTATCCTCCGGAATGGGCTTTTTGGTACTTCGATCAGCCAACCATGCCGTTTTGCGCTGGAAATCTATCCTCCGGAAATTTGAAAAGGCCGTTTTTCGTGCTATTTTTGACCGTAATTGACTACTCAATCGAGAGGCCAGACTCATGCCTTTTTCACCACTGCACAAATGCAATCACCCGGCCTGTACTCAGAGCACAGATAAGCGCTTCTGTGCGGCTCACAATAGCGTTAAAGATGAGCATGACTCGCTGTACACCACCTACCGGTGGACAAAGGCCCGTAAGAGCTTCCTAAGGGCCAACCAGTGGTGCGCGTGTATGGCAGCAGAATGCAAGCATGATGTGATCGTTGGGTGTCTCGACCAGAGCAGTGCCGTGGTTGACCATGTGGTGCCTCGCACTAAGGGTGGTGCTACGTGGGACCAAGGAAATTGGCAGAGGCTCTGTAAGACATGTCATGATCGGAAAACAAATAGAGAAAACCGTCCACACGTTTTCTATTAAGTCAAGGCATCTTACGTTGAATTAACAAACAAGGCTAATAGAGAATCATTCACATGTCGTCTATTAAGTCAAGGCATTTGAGTATATTTAATAAACACTACGTTTGACTATTGATTATCGATAATCAATGGTCGCGTCATCGCAATGGCAATCCTCGGAGAACCGCACAGGCTGGCACTCTCGGGGCCTGTCCAATTGGTTAGAAGGGGGTATGGGGGGTCGAAACCGGCTCTCTGTCTGGCTCTAAGCCGCGCGTCTCGACCCCGTTCATTCGCGCATTTTAGAGAGTAAGGGGGTTTGACGGCAGAATTAATCTCATTTAGACTGCCTGAGCACGCAAGCGAGGCCGAAAAAGATGTCTGGACCGATCCCAAAATCGTACGAAGAAAATAAAAAAAATGGTTTTCCTGGCAAGCGCGGGAAAGCTGACAGAAAAAGCATGGATATTTCGATAGCGACAGCAGAGCCAAATATGCCGGCCTGGCTCGACTCTGGTGCAAAAGAACACTGGCAAGAAATCGTTCCGTTATTGATCGCGTACCGACTTTGCACCGTCCTTGACGGTCCGGCACTTGGTGCGATGTGCTCGAAATACAGCCAGGCAGTCAAAGCAGAGCGTGTCTTAAATAAAAAAGGCACTGGTGGTGGTGCTACGTTTTTATCGCCGAACGGCCACATTTGTCAGCGTCCAGAAGTAAAAATTGCTAAAGATGCTTGGTCAGCTTATTATCAGTGTGCTGAAAAGTTTGGCATGACTCCAGCAAGCCGCGCGCGTATGCGTATTCCGCTTCCAAAATCGAGTGCAAGTGATCAACCAACAAACAGATCAAGATTTTTTGGTCCCGGCGTGTAAATTCACGTCGAAACAGCGGCGGCTTTTAAATTACAATCTGCCACCGCTGGAGCCACTAGCGATTTACGCGCGAAACCAGTGCAAATTTCTTGAGATCGTAGAGAAGCTAGAGGTCAGAAAAGATGTCGTCTTAGATGACGTTACGGTTTGGCGTGACCATGATGGTGTCATCCAGTATTATTTTGACGCGCACGAAGCAGCTCGGTGGATTGATTTCATCCAAGAAAAAGGGAGGCACAGTAAAGCAGAATGGCGCGGCCAGCCGCTTATATTGAGTCACTGGCAAGTTTGGCAGACGATGGAATTGTTCGGCTGGCGCGAAATTGGCACGGCGCTACGCAGGTATAAATATCTTTTTGAATTTGTGCCGCGCAAAAATGGAAAAACGCTTTGGCTAGCGGCAGTCGCGCTCGGAGTTTTGTTGATTGACGGTGAAATGGCACCAGAAATTTACTGCATGGGCAGCGCCAAAGATCAGTCAGACACGCTGTATGCCATGGCTCAGTGCATGTGTGGTACTGATGAAAAGAAAAAGCCATTCCCGTGGGCCGACACCGAACTGACAGAGTTGACGGAAGTCGGAGCAAAAGCAATCACATGCGAATTTAACGGTGGCAGCTTCCAGCCGTTACCCTTTAATGCTGATGCTTTCCACGGCAAAAATCCACACTTAGCGATCGTCGAAGAATATCACGCGCACAAAAATGACACTATGCGCGATGTCGGCGAAGGCGGCCAAGGCGTGCGCGGTCAGTCACTAGTAATTATTGATACCACCGCCGGTGAAAACCCGGACAGCCCGTGCTTTGAGGAGTTGTTGATCGCGAGAAACGTTAGAGATGGTGCGCTGGTGGTGCCAAATTACTTGCCGGTAATTTTCGAAGCAGGTGAAGACGATCCTTGGGACAGTTTAGCAACTGCCGCAAAATGTAACCCACAATTTGGGCTGTCTCTGAAACCAAAATTTTTCATCGATCAGATACAACAGTGCAAAATAAAGCCGCACAAAAAACGGACATACAAGCAACAGAATTTAAATCAATTTGTGGGTGCGCGAGAGGCCGCATTTGATTTTGATGAATGGATAAAAAATAGCAAGCCGTTTGACGTGCGCGATTTTAAAAATATGAAAATGTATGCTGGCATGGATCTGGCTTCAGTGAACGATTTAACTGCTTTAGTTGGAGTTTTTTGCCCCGATGGCTTTGACGGAATTTGGTATGCGCACGCTCACTTTTGGTGCCCTGAAAATGCAGTGACGACAAAAAAAACAGTCGGGAATTACGATCTGTGGAAAGAGCAGGGCTATCTAGTTGCCACTCCGGGCAATGCTACAGACTACGATTACGTCGTTGAAACAATAAAAGCGTATGACAAAATGTTTGATATCGACTTGTTGAATTGCGACCGTTATAACGCAATGCAACTAGCCGCGAAACTGACTTTAGTAGATGGTCTTCGTATTGAGTTTATTGGGCAAGGATCTGCCACCATGACCGAGCCGATCAAAGAGCTGCAAAGGAGAGTCAAAGATAATAGAATTGTCTTTTGCAATCCGATTTTGGATTGGATGGCGAAGACTGTAGTGCTGACCGGGAATGACAGAGCGTGTGCATTTGGGAAGCTTTCAGACGCTTCGAAGATTGACGGCATGGTGGCACTGGCGATGGCAATAGCGGCCGTTCTCCGGGCTATGAACAACGAAGCAGCGGGACCGGAAGAAAGAGGATTTTACATTGTATAAACAGATAAAAGCAAAGACAGCTAAACTGGCCCGGGGCCTCAGAAATAAGCGGTGGACAGAGGCCGATTTGAGAGAAATATTTTTCAGTATCGGCATGGTATCAGTGTTTGCTGGCGCTTGGCTAATTTTCAATTTGGGAGTATCATTAACGGTGTGCGGTAGCGTATTCTTGTATATCTCGTTGAAATCAACGAATAATTCTAGGGAGTAAATTGAATGGGAATACTTAGCGATTTTTTGGCTGGTAACTCTCAAACGCTGACTAGCTCGTCGTCTCAATACGCTCGGACGTTACCTACGCCACAGGCCGCAAGGACCGACACCGGCCTGGACATTGATATAAATATGGCTTTGAAAGTCAGCGCGTGGTATGCGGCAGACCGTATTTTGTCTGAGCAATTCGCGCTTTGCCCGCTGAAATTTCACAAGCGATTGAAGGGTGGTGGCAGTGAAGTACAGGCCGACAACCCGCTGCACAGGCTGGTCTTATTGAAACCAAATTTAAGTCAAAACGCTTACGTATTTAAGCAGCACATTTTTTCCCACAGATTTTTCAACGGAAATATGTTTGTTTATAAGCAAATTGATCCGAATACTGGATTAGTAAATGCACTGATACCGCTTGCGCCTTGGCGCATACAAGTTAAGCAAAAACTAAATGGCGAAGTGTATTTTGACTACACTGACGCTGATGGCAAAATACAGCCGTTAAAAAATTCAGACGTTATACACTGGCCTGGCAAGACGATTGATGGCGTTGTAGGCGTGAGCATGATTACTTACGCAGCTGCAAGTATTGGTCTCGCGATTAAACAACAACAGCACGAGGAATGGCTAATAGAGAATCGCGCAGAGCCGTCCGGCATCTTAACGATGCAGGGCAAAATGTCTAAAGAAGCTTACGAATTAACCGCGCTGCAAATGAAAGAACGAAACGAAGGTGGTAAAAACTCTGGGAAAACTTTGATACTAGATAACGGCGCAAAGTATGAAAGAACGGCGATGACACCGGCTGACATGGAATTGTTGGCTAATAAAAGATTTGGTATTGCTGACTGTAGTAGATTTACTGGTGTACCGGAATCTTTGCTCAGTGAAAACAGCCATGCTACTTGGAATAATTTGACTGAAGCAAACCGGCACTTCTTAGAGTACGGCCTGAAGTCTCACTTAGTCAGTTATGAAATGGCTCTGAATGCGAGTTTGATACCAGAAAAAAATCAGGGCAAATATTTTTACGAATTTGATAAATCGGCATTCAGAGAAATGGATGAAGAAAAACGCTCTATTACAGTTTTAAATCAGCGCTACGCTGGCTTGCTAAGCCGCGATGAAGGCCGATCCGAGTTTAACATGGTGCCTTTGGGCGGCGAATTAGGATCTGAGATTTGGCGGCCGGAAAATATGGCACCAGCTGATTCGCCGTACAAGCCAAATAATCCGACAGCGGCAAATCAAAACACGGAAATTCCAGCACCAAATGCCGCAAAAAAAGAAGAAAAAAAGTCAGTAAAAGCGAGTAAAGACGACATAAAAGCGGCATTCTCAGGCATTTTCCAGCAACTTTTCGGCAGGATGCACACGAAAACCACTCAGCACATGGATCGGCAAGCGAAGAAGATTTTAGGCGCGGCTTTAGTAGAATCAATGACGGCATTTTTCGTCGATCAGTCAGAAACTTATTCAGCTGAATTAAAACCGACAGTTATAGGCTTGGCTAAATCCATGGGTGGTGATTTGGATATATCTGTTTTAAAAATGCTTGAAACTGCCACCACAAATTTAGTCGATCAGTATGCTTCAGATTTGCTAGTCGTTGCCGCGACTTATCAATCTGGTGAAACATTCAAACTGCCCGACACCATCGGTGAACTGGCGGCGGGAAAAATCTTAGACATTTTAGAAGGACAGAAAAATCATGACGAAAACGTGTGAACAATTCTCTACTAGAGGCATCCAGCTTTTCGATTCGAAAAACAAAGACGACGGCGGCCTACCTGTGATTTCGGGTTACGCAGTCAAGTTTAACGCTTATTCCAGTCCCTGGTACGGCATCAAGGTAATAGTTGACCAGAATTTTTTTAACGGCATTTTAGACGACCCTGATCTGTGTGTGCTGGCGTCGTACACGCATGACACTGACGGCTTAAATATAGTTGCGCGATATCAACCTAGCGCCGGGGTAGAAAAAATAAAACTGTCTGTTGACGAAATCGGCCTGAAGTACGAAATGGCACCAGTTAACACACAGCTTGGTCGCGATCTCGTTGAGCAGATTCGATTCGGTAATGTGCAAGGCGTATCGATGGGTGTTGAGGTCGCTGAGGATGATTGGACGGGCCTAAAGGACGGTTATCAAGTCAGACGATTAGTGCAATGCGGGATGCTCGATCACTTCGCATTCACTTCTTGTCCAGCCTTTGCGAGTTCCTCTGCTGGAGTATCAGAATTTTCGATTTCTTCACCAGAAATGAGAGAGTTTTATAAGAGTAAGCAAAAGGAAAAGGCACCAAATCTGATGCCAGCGGAATATTTTGAAAACAAACTTCGGTTGATTGAGCTTGACAGTTAAAAAATTCCAGTTTATCATTTACGCAAATTGAATCCGGCTCAGCGGTGCAAAGATTTTTTCAAATCGGCACACTGACTGACAAGCAAATAGCCCGCTAGTTTTCACTAAGCGCCGTGGTTGCAAAAATCGTCTAACACAGACGGTATCAGTAAACCATGGCGCTTTTGGCACGTGTTCACCTGATGCCGCACACGGAAAAGGTGAACACAAATGTCTCTTGAATTAATTAAAGATCTTACAGAGAAGCGAATGAACTGCTTCTCTCAGTTGAAGGCACTTGTAGATTTGCAGGCCGCTGAAAAGCGTGCGTTAACTCAAGTCGAGCAAGAAACTTTCAGCGCAATGAATGCTGACATGGACAAATTCAAATCTCAAATCGACGCTGAAAAATCTAAATTGGATAACGTCCACTTACTGGAAGTGCGCGAAGCTGAAATTTATTCGGCTCTAAAAGCCGGTGCAGTTGGCCCTGGTTTGATTATCGGTGACAAGCCAGGCACCACTATTTTGGGCGGCCAGGGCGAAGGTAACAAGACAGAAGCTGACAAAGCAAAAGAAATTTACGCGAAACAGTGCGAAGGACTAGAGCTTTATTTCCACTCTGATATAAAAAGAAAAGAACTAGAGCAATACGATCTCAGACAAGACGTTATGACTCAAGGCGGTTACGCAGTCGTTGCACCAGTGCCTTACGCAACCGAAATTTTGAATGCTTTGCGTGATCAATCTGTAATGAGACAGCTTTGCGATATCATGCCAGCTCTTGATTCGCCCGGCGGTTGGGGCCAACTGACGGCAAGCAGCATGGGCAGACCGACTCGCGTCGGAGAAAGACAGCGTGCCGCATTTGATACCAGCTTGGTATTTGGTCAGCGCGAAATGTTCACTCACGATCAAGAATTGACGCAGAAAATCACAAATAAATTGTTGAATAATCCAAATGCAAACATGCTCGGATTAGTCAAAGAGAAGATGACAGAATCGCTTGCTGACGAACAAGAATATGAATTTATTTTGGCAGACGGCGTCAAAAAACCACTAGGTTTCATGTATCCGTCGGCTGACGGTGTGCCATCTAGCCGACAGTTCTCGGGTGGTCACGTGAGCGGCACTGCTATTGGTATCGACAATTTTATTTTGCTAGCAACTAAAGTGCACGAGCGCTTAAGAGCGGGTGGATCATACCTGGTGCATACCGATGTTCAGTACCAAATGCGTATTCAAAAATCGCTCAGTTCGGGTGATTACTACTGGCAACCGAGCATGGTGGCTGGTGCTCCAGACCGCTTTAACGGCTATCCTGTCTACACTTCAAACAAGATGCCAGCAACAATCACTTCAGGTTCTTTAGTTGGTGCTTTTGCAAACTTCAGCGAATACAAAATTCTTGACTCAAGCAGAATACTGATCTCGGTAGAAGAGCATCTGTACTGGGAAACAAAAGAAACTGGCATTTCAATGACGATGTTTAACGACGGACAGCCACGGCGCGCTGAAGCATTTGCAATCAGCAAGATGCCTTAATCCAGCGACTCTACACACACAGGCGGGGGCCTTGGTGCCCCCACCAGCCTGATTTAAAAGGAAGGTTTTTACAGTGCATAATATAAATCAATTCTCTCTCGTTGACGATGCTGTTTTTTCGCAAATTATCGATCCGGCGGCAGCAGCTCAGACACTAGTTTCGCTAAATTCTGGTCCTGCGTTTGTAGGCGATTGCGAAGCATTTGCAATCCTTGCAGCGATAGGCGGTATTGCCGCAACAGGTACCGTCGATTTTAAACTAAAGCACGGAGATCTAGTTGGTGGCGGTGATTTAGCAGATGCCGAAGGCAGCGCTTTGACTCAAATGACAGCAACAGATGACAATAAATCGTTTCTGTCTGGTGTCATTCGGCCGCGCAAAGCCTACGTTTCGCCAAATATCACCAGGGCAACTGCTGATAGCGATGTTCGTGGTGTTTGGCTAATTAAATACGGTATGCGTGTCACTCCAGTGACTCAAGGGCTGATGATCAAAGACTCTGAAAGCCTTGGCTCACCTGCTTCCGGTACAGCCTAGTTAATTGTTCTCCCCACCTTTTCAGGGGTCAGCAGATGGCCCCTGAATCACACCTAAAGAGGTTTTATGCGCGTAGTTTTAAAAAGTAGCGTAGCTTGCCCACCATTTTTTGGCACCACGGATGATGTCATTGACGCGCCGGAAGAACTGGCAGCAATTTGGATAAAAGACGGCAGCGCTGAATTGCTGAGCGATCGGCAGCAGCGCATTGAAGGCGCGAAAAATAATGCTGGCTTGAATGCTGAAGTCTTAGCTGAACCGGCTCCAGCAGCGGGTGAAGACCCTGCTCTAGAAGGTCTAGATTTATTGTTTGGCAAACAAAACGGTGCGTCTGCACCGGCCGCTGACTCCGATTTCAAGCCTCGCAAAAAATAAGAAGAAAACAGAATGCAAGCGTTTACAGTCACTTATCCAGCGCAATTGATCAGCACGGCAGACGCTAAAGTACATGCACGTGTCGACTATGCGGCAGACGATGCTCTGATCGGCACCTGCTGCCGCATGGCGCAAGATTATATTCAAGCGCACACAGGTCAGCGCGTGGGCGGGCAGACAGTAAATCTTCTATTCGATAGCTTCGACGGCACTGAAGTTATTTTAGATCTTGGCCCGATAACTTCAGTTTTATCGATAAAGTATCTCGATAAAGACGGCACTGAGCAGACCTTTGATCCGGTGAATTACCGGTTTATGCGCGGCTTCCGTTCAATTATTGCGTTAAGGCCGTATAAATCCTGGCCGGAGACTTATGCGATGAAGCAGGCAGTGACAATACAAGTAAAATGCGGTTGGGTAATTTCCGCTGATACCACGGCTGGTGAGACACAGTTGCCTAACGATCTTTTGAAGCTGGCATTTTTGCTAGTCAATCACTTCTACGAATATCGGGAATTAGTCCACACCGGATTGCAACTGCGAGAATTTCCGGTGCATTTAGATGCACCAGGTATTTGCGCTTCGCACGCGAGAACAAACTTGTGAGCGGCGGCGGCAACGAGTGGATGCCGGTAGGCTGGCTGAACCAACAGTTAGTTTTTAAAACTGCTGTTGAAACGCAGTCAGAGTCTGGCGCCATGTCTATTTCTTGGGCCGACTCATTCACTTGCTTTGGTGCTCACCGAGATTTAAAAGGCCGTGAAAGAGAAGTGTATGGGCAGGAAATTTCCGAGGCTCTGGCCGTCTTTGTGATTCGTTACCTGGCCGGTACTCCGGCCGTGAACGGCAGTATTGCTTGGCGTGGTGCGGATTGGGAAATCATGGCACCACCAGTGGAACTAGGCAACAAACAAGGCTGGCAAGTTTATGCAAAAAGGAGACGCGCAGATGCCGTGGGGTGATCACATTCATATCGGAGATCTGGATCGCTGCTTAGCAGTCTTCGATCAGTTTGGCGAAACTGTCGGACCAAAAGCCGTGAAAGTGGCTTTGACGGCTTGCGCCAAGGTTTTGACTAAAGAGTTAAAATCACGCGCACCAGTTTTGACGGGCAACTTAAAAGCTAAAATGTCAATAAAGTTTCTGCGCCCGCTCCGTGACGGTGCGCTTACAGGAGTGCTAGTAGGTGCGTCAATAACGGGTTCTAAGCAAGCGCTAAAAAGCAAAGTAAACCGGCCACCGTTTTATGTCTTGATGATCGAGCGTGGGTATTATGCAGGAACTCGCGCATTTCGATCATCTTCAAATCAAGAATATGACGCAAACGTGACTCATATGGGCCACAAGTATGTCGCGCCAAACCCGTTTGTACAGCCATCCTTCGATGCTGTTTCGGCTAAGTTGCCCGGCATTTTTAAAAAAAGCATTGAAGGCCAGGCCGCCAAAATGGCTAACAAGGCAACACCATGAGCATAAAAAGCAATGTTAGAGCCAAGCTTTTAGCGTCACCACCCGTGGTGGCATTAGTCGGCACTAAAATTTTCTCTGGGAACGTCTCTCAGGGCTCGATTCCATTTATTTTGATGAACGTAAAAAATACGGATTTCATCCATTTCGATCGTGGTACTGATCTAACAAAACAGTGCCGAATCCAATTTGATTGTGTGTCTAACAGCTCAGACCAGGCCGAATTAATTGGTGATGCACTTATTGCAGCGCTGAATAATTCTACCGGCAATCAGAGTAGTAACAAAATCCAAGAATCGCGAGTAACTAATAGACTCGATGATGACTGGAGCGCGGATGTCGGGCTGTTTCGACATATCGTTGATTTTCAAATTTCGTATACTGATTAACACAAAAAAAGGAAGAAATTATCATGCCACAAACAGCTTTGACAGTGACTCAACTTAATGCATTTGACGGCGCAGCAGCGGCCGGTGAATTTGCTATAACTGAGACAGCAGCGGATACATCTAACGGAAATAAATTCACGCTTACAAGCCGCGAAATTTTGATAGCTCGCAATTCTGGTGCTTCAGCAAGAACTATTACAGTTACTTCGTTGCCAGATGCCATCAACGGCAGATCCGGTGATATCACTACGTACTCAATTCCAGCAGGCGCTTCGGCCGCTGTCCCGCCACTAAAAGCTGACGGTTGGAAGCAGGCTGACGGCTCACTGTACATCGCAGGCTCACACGCCGAAGTGCTATTTTCAGTGCTTCGTTTGCCTGCTAATTTGCCTCTCTAATCCGAGGCGCACGCACCACCCATGGTGGCTTATAAAGCCGCTTTTAATCACTCAGAGAGGAACTAAATCATGGCAGTAAAAGGATATAATTCAGTCGTTCAAGTCAAAGGCTTGGACGGCGTCTACGTGGAAATCGCAAAGTGCAAACAGAATGATTTCTTTGACGGCAGTAATGCCACTGTTGATGTAACGCATAACAGATCAACGGGCAGACATGCGGAAAGAGAAGTAACTTTGCGCGATACTGCGCCGATGAATTTGGATTTGATCTATGACGATTCGTCGCCCACGCACACGCTCACGTCAACTGTAGGCTTGCATTATTTGCTAGCGTCCGGCGAAACGCGCGGTTTTAAAATGATCACATCTAGCGGCCGTGCTTTTGAGTACAATTGCGCCGTCACTAAATTCAAAGTGAACGCCGCGAATGCGCAAGGAATCGTTGAAGCAATGGCCGAAGTAACACCGATGGGAGCACCCGTTTCTGGCGCTTAATTCTGTTGGTTTTATAACTCAATAATCACTAGAAAGGGGAATAGCAATGGCTCTCGTGAGACGTGAAGATATTTGGAAAACTGAAGTAAAATATTTGTCAATTAGAATTGACGAGTGGGACGCTGAAGTGCAAGTTCGTGCGCTTAATTGCGGCGAACAAATGGAACTGGACAAGCTGACAAATGCCGCTAAAGAAAAAAAAGAAGACTTTGACGATATTAGTTTTATTGTTCAGCGCACTATATATGATGCCGATAAATTGCCGCTATTCCCCCCGGGCGGGGAAGGTTTGGAGCAGCTGAAAGCTACTGGACAGCCCATTATATTTAAGTTGTATGCAGCTGCTCGGGAAATTACAGGCATCCCTGACTTCAACAAATTTATGGTGGATTTAAAAAAGATGATCGGCGTAGATTCCACTTCCGACTCTGCGCCCGTCTCGGAATAGCCCATCCTGATTTTTTGACTGATTATATGTCTTTCAAACAGCTGATCGAGTGGGAAGTATTTCACGAATATGAGCCGTGGGGCACGGAAGTAGAAGATCATCGCGCTGGCGTTTTAGCCCGATTAATCGCCGAACCAAATCGAAACACTGAGGCATATTCTGAGCCGTTTGACGAATCTGATTTCTTTACAAGATTAAAACCAAAATATACAGCAGAAGAAAAAGCAGAATACCGGCGAATACAGGCACAGGAAGAAGGCTACAAAGCTGACGCAGAGCACAGTTTTTTCCAAAAGTACGCAGCAATCCAGCAACAACTAAGGGATAAACAAGCGAATGTCTGACAACGTCCAAGCGAAGTTATCTCTAGCAGTGACGGCCGATATAGTAGCCTTCAGAAAAAATCTGGAGACCGCTAAAGCCGCCACTGCCGCTAGTGCCAAGGCTATGGGCACATCCCTATCAGATTTCAAAACCAACGCAGCTAAGCAGCTTGCTTTAGCTGGCAGAGAAATGGAATTGCTTGATAAGAAAAACGCGATAGTCAGAGCGGGCCTTGAAAAAACTGCACAGAGTGGCCGCACAGAGTTAGCAAAAGTCGGCGCGGCTTATAAGCTTGCGAAAATGGATTCGGAATCTTTTGCAAAACAAGTGCAGCACGATCAAGGGAAAGTGGGAAAATCTTTTGAAAGTCTGAAAAATTCAATCAGCTCAATAAAAGCACCACTCGCAGCGATGGCCGTAAGCCTTGCTGCGGCTGTAAGTGTAGGCTCCGTCAAGTCTATTTTAGAGCTGGCAAGCACCTACAACACGCTGACGCAGCGTATAAAAACTGCGACAAAAGACACCCACGATTTTAATACTGTTTCGCAAGCTCTCTATAAAGTATCTAAACAGAATGGCGCGTCTTTGGCTGACACGGTTACAGTTTTCCAGGCTCTCGCGCGTACTGCAAAAGAATTACACGCTACAAACACACAGATGATCACGCTGACAGACACGATCCAAAAGTTGGGCGTGATCGGTGGTTCGTCTGCGACAGCCATGTCAGACGGTTTGCGGCAGTTAAGCCAATCATTTGCTGGCGGCATTGTACGCGCGGAAGAATGGCATTCAGTCGTTGAAAACATGCCGGAAGTGGCTCACCGTATCGCTACTGGCATGAGTCTTAGCGATGGCGAGATCAATAAGCTAATGTTATCTGGCAAGCTGCTATCAAAAGATGTGATGGCTTCGCTGCTCAATCAGTCTGCGCAAATCGCTGAAGAATTTGACAAAATGCCGCGCTCGATCCAACAAGGCTACGAGAGTTTGGCTACTTCAGTGGGTTTGGTAGTTTCTCAAATTGATAAAATAACTGGCGCCACACAATCTGCGGTAGCCATGATGGATGCTCTAGGCGAATCATTTAGCCGAATAGGCGAAAATTCGGCGGCGTTTAGCGGTGGCATGGACAGTCGCGTTCAGTACGGGAAAAAAACCGCTTCACTCGGACAGCTAGCCGGGGCTAGCGCTAAAACGCTCCCTGAATCTGTCAGCAATAGAGCAGCGGACGCAGGCGATAACTTGTGGCGCCTAATGTCATTCGGCGTAGGCATGAGCGCAAAAGATCAAGCAGAGCGGAAGCGTCAACGTGATTCAAGTTTAGATAAAAATTTCCGCCTGGCCGCGACCGGCACGCTCGACGAATTTGACATGCCGGACTACGCAGATTCGGAAGGTCACGCAGCAGCACCAAAAATCAAAAAAGCCTCTACTGGAGACGGTAAAGCAGAAAAAAAACACGCAAAAGACATCCAGCGTGCTGACGATATGCTGGCGTCTATGCGTGCGCAAAATGTTGAGCTGGAAGCAAAATTAAATAAAGACGACGCAGCAGTCACACAAGAAAAAGCGCTTCTAAAGCTATCTAAAGACCGCACACTGACTGAAAAGGAAAGAAACGGATACGCTGTTGAAATCAACAAATTAGCAGCGCGGCACGCCGAACTGATTAAGCAAGAAGCGATACAAAAAGAGCAAGAAAAACTCTCCTCGATTCTTGCAGGGCATCGCCAAAAAATTGCGCTACTGAAGAATGAACTTGAAAGCAATAAAGAAAATAACGCGCTGCTAGCGGCTGAAAAGCAAATCCAGGACACTGTAAAAGTTGGCATGGCAGAGACTGCCAAGGCGCGTCAAGAAATCCTTGAAGCGGCTAAGGAAGAGGCTGTCCTGCACGATGCTGTCAAACTGAAAGAGATTGAAGAATCCTACAAGCAGCAACTTGAGTCGTCAAAAGCAAAAGTCAATTACGCAAAAGAGCTTATTCCAATAATCGAAGCGGAAAAGAAAATCCGAGATGCGATTACAGCCGGTCTTGGAGAAAACGAAGCTGCTCAAAAAAGAATCCGCGACTTAGCAAAAGAAATGTCCGACGTGATTCTTAAGCAGCAGTTTGAAGCAGAATCGAAGAAGTTAGATAAAGTCGGTGAGTCACTTGCTGACGAAAACGAAAAGCTTAAGCAGAAGTTACTGGGTCAAGAAAACCTGGCAAAATTCCTCGACGTTGAACGTGATCTTAGAAAACAGATAGCAGAGTATGTGGCCGAAGAAGCTAAGCACTTACAAGAAATCAAAAATAATTCCGGCTTAAATGACGACGAAAAAGCCGGGCAAGTCAGTAAAGTAAAATCGGGCTACGAAGCGTTGCGGGCTCAAGCGACAGAGAAAATCGCTAGCACGAAAACGTGGGCTGACGAAAACATCAAACTGAATGCAGCGCTGACAAAACAAGATGAGATCTTGCAAAATATCAAAGATAGCGCTGGCAGTTACAAGTCGAAACTGGCTGAATTGGATCTAGCTTATAAAAACGGCAGTATCACGCAAAAACAGTGGTCGAAAACAGCTGAAGAACTCTGGAAAACTCAAGTAAAGACTAATACAACAATCGGTGATGCCGTCAAGACGATGGGCACGTCCATGGTACAAGCGATTGCGAACGGCACGAAATTAACCGAAGTGTTCAAATCCATGGGCAAACAGCTGGCTGTTTTGGCGGCGCAAAAGCTAGTGTTTGAGCCACTTGCGCGAGGTTTGGATAGTATAGCTTCGAAAATGTTTGGCACTGGAAAAAACACTCCGAAACCAGTTATGCCGGGCACCAGCGGGCAGGGTCCATACACTGCTAGTGGTGGCGCCGGTGGTGGCGGAAGTTTGGGCGGCGGCTTAGCAAATGATCCTATCGGCTTAGCTAACGCACTGGGTATACCGGGGCACGAAGATGGCGGCTGGTACGACAGCGGGCCGATGCTAGTCGGTGAGCGCGGACCAGAAATTATGTGGCCGTCAAACGGCGGTTACATGCAAAATAACGCAGGTACGCGCGGCAGCGCGACTCGCAATAATCCGCGCTTAGAGAGCCTGCTAGCGCAACAAAGAGAGCTAGGTAGACCAGGTGGTGGCAAGTGGGATAATTACACGAACGGTGATCTTAACGCTCAAATAAATGCCGAATACAAACGCACTTTTTCGCTAGACGGCGATAACGGAAGATTCGGTCAAGAATTAAGGCGCATTGTCGATCAAACGGCCATGGCAGAGGCTCGCGGCAGACTGGAAGCTGCTCAGCGCGGTGAAATGGTTTTGAATATGTCTGCTCAAGGATATTTAAATTCTTTTGCTGCGGTGAAAGACGGCTCGATATCGACTCAGGGAGCGGGTGCAGAGCAAGCTTATCAAGTCGGGATGGGCAACGGAAATCAACAATACAACGAGTTAATGCGCTCAAAATCGCTCGGAGTACACGTATCCGACAGCATGTTGCAATTCGGCAAAGACACAGACACGCGCTTTGACGAAGGCCAATCGACGCAAGCTATAAAAGCCGATCGGTGGATGAGTTCCAGCTATAAATCGCAGGGCATTGCCGGCGGTGACACCGCGCTGAGCGTTGACGGTGGCGATTATTCGGCGGCCCAAAACAACGCTTGGGATTTCTTTCATAAGGGCAAACAAGTAGGCTACGACGGGCTTAGCAACGATCAAATGTGGCGCACATTCCACGGCAGCGGTTATCAAAGAGCACGTGGATTTGTTGGCGGTCCTTTAACTGGTGGCAATATAAAAGATTGGAGTGCAGCAAATTACGGTCAAGGTACCGGCATGACAGATTGGACAAAGAACCAGGGTGGGCCTGGCGTCACGGAGTGGGACATGCCACCAATGCCGCGCGACTACAGTAAAGATCAGCTTGAGTATCTCTCTCCAGCGCTTGTGCAAAGACGTGGATCTGAGAAACAAATAGCGCAGCAACTTGGAAGTAATCGCGAAAAACAGTGGGCGGACGAACTGCGGAAACGGCAATCAACAGCTGACAAGAATGGCGCTGGCTACGGCTCCGGCTACTTCCCGGAAGACGGCAGTAAATTTCCTGGCAGTAACTATAAAGGAAACGGTCCAAATCGTGTCTTTGACGGACAAAATCCAGGCTCTAACAATAATAGTCAAAACCCTGATTACAATGCAGTTTTAGATGATCCGGCTCTTGTAAAGGCAATGGGTCGCGGCGGCAAATACGCCAAAGCTACCGGCCCGGCTGGTTCGTGGGGCACGCTAGAGCCGGACGAGGCCACACTTCGCGCGGGAAACGATCTAGATCATGAAAGACAATTATTTTACGAAGCTAACCCAAAGTATTTTAGTATGTCCGACAAGCAAATAAGAAAAGCTATTAAAACAAACAGCTTCAACCCACCCGCAAAACAGCAGTATGACTCGTTTTCAGACGATAAGCCAATCGGTCTAAATGACGGCACAAAACCCAAAACTTTTGGAATTTTAAATCCTATTTTTGGTGGCGCCGCTGGTGCCCCGGGCCGGTTGTCGAAAACTCAATCAGGCGCAACAAATCCATCTTATGATGTTTTCTCCGATACCACTCACTCAAATAATTTTGACCGCAATAACTTCAACCCGATGGCCGCTGGCGCCGTCGAAGCAGGCATGGGCTACGACCGAAACAAGCCGACAAGTGGATGGGCAGTGAATCGGGGCAAGCGCGGTTACGCCTCGGGGGGCACCGTGCGCGGTGGCGAACTGGCACTAGTGGGCGAACACGGACCGGAGCTGATCAGGCCAGCTGCGGCTAGTCAAGTACTCCCAAATGGGAGTAGCGCAGGGCCAGCAACAGCTCAAGCAGTTATTACAGTCAATAATCATGCTGGTGTTCAAGTACAGACGACGCCGCGCGCGGGTGGTGGTGCTGAAATAAACATTTTTAAAATGATGGCAATGCAGGTTGACGAAAATCAGACACTGGGCCGATCTATCGGCCGTCAAAATAGGAGATTCCCGAGATGAGCATCTCTTGGCCTACTGCAAATAGCTTCCCCCAAAACGTCAAGATTGGCTCCTCGCGCGGCTACAGAGACAACAATGTGAAGCGTACAGCGATGGAATCTGGCCCTGACAAATTGCGTTTGCGTGACAGGACAATTACGAAAACCGTGACTGCTACGCTGTCTCTAAACAAAGTACAGACTTTGCAGCTGGAGACGTTTTACGAGTCGGACACTTCTTATGGCACTCTGCCGTTTCAATTCCTTGATACCGCCAATGATACCACTTACGACTTCAGATTTTTCCAAGCGCCGTCGTATCAGCACTTGGCGGGTGACCGTTGGGAAGCCTCAATGATTTTGGAGCAAATGCCATGAGCCTGCTATCAGCCCGGGCTAGAGCGGCTGTACTAGCGGCTCAAACAGACGAATGTTTTTTGTTGTTGTTGGAAATTACACACACTAGCTTATCTGTGCCGCTCAGATACGTAAATTCTGAAACCGACTTGACTAGCAATTCCATTCTTTATAGTGCGCGCGGATTTGAAGTACCGCTTGCTAGCGAAACCAGATCCGGCGCACCTTCGCAAGCGCTATTAATAGACAACACAGACGGTGCAGTCGGCTTAGCGCTGCTGCAAATGGCCCCGACAATTAAGCCAAAAGCGTCACTGAAAGTGGTTCTTGCGTCTACACCCAATACAGTAGAAAGAACAATTTTTGATTTGATTGTCAAAGATGCCATTTTAAAATCTGATGCTGTCGCTATGACACTCTCTAACGATGACGTTTTGGGCGGCGTGGTGCCTTGTGACATTGTCAGTCCGGCAAGCCATCCAGGCGCATTTGGAGTGCCGTAGATGAATAAATTTGCTAAGTATGTTGGCTTGGACTATTCCAGTTTTGAATGCAGTCAATTAGTTCAACTGGTGCTTGACTCCGAATTTGGTGTCATGGTGCCAGATGATTTTAACGTAGATTCTACGCAGTGGGATGCAGTCAGAGAGCCAATTGCAGGCGATGTTATTCTTTTCCAGCGCAGTGGTGTTGTTTACCACTGTGGCTTGATGATCGATGCAGAATTTTTTCTTCACGCCGATTCCGTGAACGGCGCTGTAGCTGAACGTCTGACTAGTGATAATTATTGGAGCTTACACTTCGAAGGTTTTTATCGCTTCAGGGGGCAGACACTTTGATTAGAGTAGTAGCGGTTTTAAATCCTTTTAAAGACGAAATGACTGTCCAGGAATTTGAGGTAGGGACAGCCGTTCACGCCATTCTTAAGTCGCTAGCAATCCGGCCAGAGTACAAAATAAAAGTTACCGCTAACGGCGAACCTGTGGACACAAATTATGCCACCACCAGCGGTGATTTAATTAACATCAAAGTTTCGCCGCGGGGCACAAAAGGGGCCGCTGACCCAAATCTTCAGACCAATTACGGCGATCCGCTTGGATATTCGCGAGAGGCAAGCGTCATTGACTTGAACGGCGGCTACGGCAAACTTCGCCATATCGCTATGAAATCGGCTTTCCAAGGCACTAGCCGCACCGCCCAAAACTCTGATCAGCTCTACAATGCGTACACACCGGCGTATGAAGAAAACGCACCAGATCCACCGCTGGAGTCAGTCACTGATTATGGTGGCAAGAAAGACCGGTTGATACCATCTTTGCAAGGTGTCAGCAATCGTGACAATAAATTCGGCCGTGTGAATCGGCTATTTTCGCAAAACGGCTACAAGGTTTTTCCTTATTTGGCCGCCAATCAATACACTGAATTGCAAGGCTCTGATCAGTGGGTTTTTGCGGTTTTCGAAATTGGCTACGGGCCGCTAGGACTGGGTGATCACCGAATCGGCGGCCGCCCGATTGCAGAGCTGGTGCCGGAAGTTGCGACAGAAACTCAGTACGGTGGCATTCCCAGTTATACTGATTTGCCGTTCACTTATTACAAAAATGTCAACGCTGAAGAAATTTCAAATGAGCCGCTTTTATACAATGTGCCTCTCGTCAAACAGCCGCCGCAAGGGCAGCAGGGCTCATTCGTAGGAATAGATTTTCAGTATGACGAAGGTCTTTATGGTGTCGTCAACGGTGGCCTCGTTTTAGCAGAATGCCGCCACACTATCGAGTATCGACAAGCAAATACAGCGAATCCTTGGATACCATTTGCGCAGCACGTCTACGTTAATGCGACTAACTCGACTTGCCGGTCCGCATTTTCATCGCAGCTGCCAGGGCTAGCGCTATGGGAATTTAAAATCACACGCAATTCAATCGATGATACACCGGAACATCCTGAAGTTGTTTCAAGCAGCAGTCTTATCAAAGTACGAACGTGGGTACCTGCGAATCCATTTAACCCGATCAAAGATATTGCTGGTGTAGCAAAACCAATTGCAAGAATCGCGATACAAGCGCACGGTTCGCAAGGCATCCAAGGCACGCTTGACGAATACTCTTGCGTAGCGTTTTCTTGGCTCAGGCACTGGAATGGCACGGCTTGGTCAGCGCTTGCGATAACAGCGAACTGCGCGGCAGTTGCATTAGAATTACTGACCGGCACGTGCAACTATCGACCAGTACCGGACAGTAAACTTGATCTTCCGGCGTGGAAAATTTTTTACGATTTCTGCGAAACAAACTCTTTTCGGTTCGAAGGTGTCCTAGACGACGATCAGAAATTAGAGGATCGATTAATCGCAGTGTGCGCGATTGGCCGCGCCGTGCCATTTATTAACAGTGAAGGAAAATATTCAGTTCTTATAGATAAGCCAGTCACTGTGCCGGACCAAGCGTTTTCTATGAGAAACATTATCAAAGATACTTTCTCAGCAAAAGTAAATTTCTTCGACCCCCCGCACTACTTAAAAGTGCAATTTATCAATCCGGCAAAAGACTGGAAGCAGGATGAGCGCTTCGTTTACGACGATGGCTACGACGCAGGAAACGCCACCAAATTTGAAACTATTCCGCTCACCGGTTGTATGGACGCTACGGCAGCATACAAGCACGGCCGGTATCACTTAGCTTCAAACCGGCTCAGGCCGTGGACATACCAGTTTGATGTCGATGTCGAAAATTTGGTGTGCTCGATTGGCTCACTTATAAAAGTGGTGCATGACGTGCCATTTTTCGGGTTGGGTCAAGCGCGAATAAAAACTATTGCCACCACCGGCGGTGGCGATGTTACGGGCTTTACTATTGACTCCCCGCTGACTATGGAAGCGGCCAAAACCTACGGCGTGGTGATTCGTCAAGCTTCTGCTGCTAGCTCGTTCTACAGCGGCAGTGTTGTCGCTGTAATTGGCGATAGTAATTTGTCGCTGACTCTTTCTACGCCAATTCCAGCCGCCACCACTGTAAAGCCGATAGCGGGTGATTTGGTGCTATTCGGCCTTGCGAACAATCCAGCAGTTGACTTAATAGTTTTAGCGATTGAACAAAAAAATGATTTTATTGCGACTATAACAGCAGTTGACGCAGCGCCTGCAATCTGGCTAGCTGACACTGGTGTCATACCTGTATTCGTATCAAATATTACTCGACCGGCGCCTGGTGCGAATACGACTTTAGCTACACCACAAGTCGTTAGCGTGCGCTCAAATATTGACGTACTGGTGCGTGCGCTAGATGGTAGTCTAAACAATAGAATCTTGATTGCAATGGAACCGCAACCGAGTTTCGTGTCTGATTTTCAATATCAAGTTAAGCGCTCAAGCGCACTTTTTTGGGGACCGCTATACACAGTCAAAGCTAGTTCGCTGGAAATTTCGATTGAAGGTGTCGAGGATCTCGCTAACTACGATGTTCAGATCAGAAATGCCACCACTTCTAATAGAGTTTCTGACGTCTGGAACACTTCAATCACAAATTACACAGTGATTGGGAAATCGGAAAAACCGGCAGACGTAACTAGCTTCCGGCGCCGTAACAGCTCGACGATTGTCGAATGGAATTACACGGAACCACGCGACCATGCCGGTTTTCAGGTTCGCATGTGCTTGGGCGATAATCGGAACTGGGACCAAGGCACGATTCTAGCAGGGTTGATCACGTCAACTCAATACGATCTGGGCGGCTTGGCCAAAGGTCTAAAAACGATCATGGTCAAAGCAGTTGACACGACAAATAATTATTCAGTGACTCCGGCATACATTGGTGTAGGGTTTGGCGATGTCGAAATTCAAAATGTAATTATAACGGACACCGCCGAACCACTTTGGACAGATTGGACGATAACAAACGGCACCATATCTGGTGGCGAGGTAGTTGCTGACAGTGACGGCTCATTGCTTTGGGGACCAGCCGATGTGCTGTACTGGGGCCAAGACACGGCGTTGTACTGGGGTGATAGCTACCTTGAGCTGACGATATCGCGTGACTACACACCGCCGACTACTGAAATCAAACCGTTCCGAATTTTGCTGGATGAAACAATTATAGCTAGCGGCTGGAGAGTGGAATATTCCGTCACTGGTGGTGGCTTGTATTGGGGTGATAATGCCACTACGGACACCGAATTATACTGGAACACTGCCACCGGCAGTGGCTCATACTGGCTCGATCCAGTGTCCGAGCGCCTGCCCATGCCGACTGACGGGCTAGAAGGCGAGTGGCAAAAATATACATTTTATATCGTTGGGTTTGGCGGCTTAGTGCAAGCGCGCATTTCACACGCTGCTTTAATTCGTGATGTTCCTGATTTGATTTTTGATGTTTCTGATTTTGTTATTACAGCACCAAATGCGGCATCTGGTGCGAGGCTGGATTTGACCGGCTTGCCGCGCCCGTATAGAGAAATAACAAACGTGCAACTGACTCTAGAATCGGACACTGTGCTGTATCCAAACGCAGTTAGAGCAGACCGACTAGATAAACTGTCGACCGGACCGCTAGTAAAAATATTTGACTCGACAGGAACTGGAACGACCGGTAGACTGGATGCAACAATAAAAGGTTATTGAAATGACATTGAACGCAGCAGCAAATTATATTTCCAATTCAAGCCGCACAAATCCAGAAGGGAAAGTATGGCAAGAATCGATAGTATCAAGAATAAAAGAACTGCCTGGTGGCGGGCCGGAAACGGCTAAGACACTAGCGAGTGACTCGTTTGCGGCGCAAGACAACGCGCAAATTTACGTAGTTGGTACCGAATCTGCTGTCGCTCTTGACGATTTGAAAACAATCACTGTGCCTGCAACGGTCGAAGATGGCTATATTTGCAGGATACGGCTGGCGAATAACGCTCAACAAATTACAGTCTGGGAGTCAGTCAGCGGTGACGGTCACATCAAGACGAAAACGGCACCTACGGCCAATACCGCTAGCTTCCGTCTTAAAAACACACGGCAGTTTCTTGATCTCAAACTAATTCGTGTCGGTGTAAATTATTCTTGGGACGAAATTACTCGCGATGAAACCCTGAGAGTAGAGTCTATGCCAGGCGGCAAAGCTATTGCTACTCTGACTATTGCGACAAACGCAGCGGCGCCGCTACAGTCGCTTAACAAGTTAATAGTTAGCAGCGGCGCCGCTGACACGCTGAATTTATTGACTCAGACAGCGCAAAATATTGACGTACAAGAAGTTACTTTGATACCGAATAATGCGGCACACGTCTACACAATCACACACGCGAGTGGTGGCGGCGCCGCAAACTCGATGGCCATGTCCGATAGCGCGAATTATTCACTTACCGGCAATAAATGGATTAAGTTTACGAAGACTGGCACCACTTGGGCAGAGATTGCTCGGGGTATAAATCTTCAGCTGCCAGTGTCGACTGGTTCGACTGGCTTCTTAGTGCCGGACGGCTCGGGTGGCTGGTCTCAAGGCTCCGTGTCGCCGTCTACATTTGGTGGCACTGGTCGGCGTACTTGCCCAACTACCGGCACCTTAACTGGTGATTACGAACACACTGGGAACTGGACAACGACCGGCGCTATTGTCGCTATAAATTTCAGATTGAAATGCTCCGGTGATATTTCAATTCAGCACAATATCATCGCTAGCACTGAGCTTCTGGGCGGCAAAGTCGGCCCAGTTGCTGCTACTCACAATCAAGGATTGATAGGTTCCGGTCTCGGTGGTGGCGGCGGTTCTGGTTATGTAAACGGCGGTGGCGGCGCTGGCCATGGCGGCGTCGGCGGGAATGGCGCTAAATTTGACGGAACCAGTAGCGTTATGGGGCTTGGCGGGACGACGTACAGCGTCGCTAATCAATTATGCGGCTCTGGTGGTGGCGGCGCTTGCTTGTGGACCTCAGGCGGTGGAACTGGCGGCGCTGGCGGCGGTGGCATCTACATCGAGGCTACCGGGTTAATTACGATCGGTAGTTCTGTAACTATCAGCGCACTTGGTGCCGCTGGCGGCAACGGCACTGGCGGCTCCGATGGTGGCGGCGGCGGTGGCTCTGGCGGCGGAATTGACATGCGGTGCGATGGTGCGTGGACCCTTGGATCAGGCTGTACAATATCAGTGGCTGGTGGCTCTGGCGGCAATGGCTGGACCACCGGCAACAGCGCCGGTGGTGGCGGTGGTGGTGGCGGACGGGTCTGGGTGCGCGCAGGAGGCACAGCAACAACTTCGGGGACGGTGACGGTGTCGGGTGGCGGCGCTGGAACGTCCAACGGTGTGGTATCGGTGGCGGCGGTGGCTGGTTCTTCCGGTGTCACCGATATTGTCGGCGGTGCAACTTATCCAGCAAGAACTGTGTGGTAAACAATGAAAACCTATATTATTTTTCGCAACGGTGCGACAAAATCAAACGAAGTCGCTTATTCCGATGACTTGCGGATATCGGCCCCTGATGTCGCTGTCGAGTGGTCGCCTGGCGGTGACAGCGTAGCTGAAAACTACACGCGCAACGGGAAAGCTCTAACGTATACGCCACCAATGGCGCCACCACCGGTACCTGATCTTTTGAAGTTCAATCAGATGTTCAGCTATGCCACTTTAATTGAGCGCATTTTCGACAGTGAGCAATACTTGCTTTCGCAAATGGCTCAGAATATCCCAGAAGAGTCAATCCGTAACGCCTGGCTCAGAGAGGCAATCATGACGGGCACACGAGAGCAGCAAGCCGCTCTCGTCAATATCGCTATTGCGTGCAACGTCCCACTGCCAGCACCAGAATAATTTTGCACCACCTGTGGTGTGCCCTTACCGCGCCCGTAAATTACAACAACAAAAAAGGAAAATAACATGTCACTATTCGATCTTGGTAAAAACGCAGTTGCCGCGCAAATTGGCAAAGAAATTATCAAAAAAATTCACGAAATAAACCCGGCTGAAATTATGGCTTTGTTAATCAAAGAGGCTCACGCTCTGAATGACGAGCTAGCCGAAGACGGTGACGGTGACGGTATCGCTGATAGCGTCAATATAAAAAATCATTTGGAAGTCGCAGTAAAAGAATTTTCTGCCGCAGTCAAATTACTTGAAGCTGCCCAAAAAAGACAAGCCGGATCATAAGGAATGCTGGTATGAGATTGACACTCGAAAATTTAAAAGAACCCGTTAAGCAAACGCCAATTCCGTTGGCACTACTGATGGTGCTTGTGATGACCCTGGCTTACGGCGCTGTCTTGGTCACTCTTAGACTCCCTTAAAAAAACTGGTGGCACATGCTCAGGTATCTATTGACGATAGCGGGGATGGTGGTAGCGGCCTGCCTTGTGCTGCTGTTTGCCATGGTCGGCTTGAATGCGTGGGCTTGTGTCACTGGAACTTTTGCGTATCCGATACCGGAAAGTATTGTGGCTCTAATAACTAGTGTTTTTTTTGCTGCTACTACTATCTTGACGCTGTCCGGTATTCTTTCAATCCGAGCGGAAAAAATTGAACACAGGAGAGAAAAACAGTTTGAAGCAGAAAGGACACCTACTGTCCGCCCTGGCACTTACTTCGTGACACCGGAAGAAAAGCCAAGGTACGAAAAAGCTGCTGAACTAATCGCAGAAGCTGAAATTATCTCGGACAGCTCACTTGTCTTGACACCACTTTTAGCAGCAAAAGTGGATACGATTAACGACTTGCTCGATGACATTTACCCACTCCCGGAAGGATAAAATGAAAAAAAATATTGTGATACTCTCAGTGGTGGCATTGCTTTTTTTGAGCTCAAATTTACCGGCCGGGGCAAATGCAGTGACAAGAAGGGCTCTGACCCTGCTTAGAACACCAGTTAAAGTCATCAAGGGTTTTGGCCTAATTGTCGTTATTGCGGCATCAATGATTGATGCCAAAATTGACGAAGTTATTGAGACAGAGCTAGTAAATGAAATGGTAAAAGAAATGAAAGAGCTGCATAAAAAACTGCCACCACCAGTGGTGCCTGACTCCGAAGATGTCGAATTGGAAAAGGTATAATTATGGCACCTGCACATATGGACGCTAGCAATGAAATTTTAGAGCTAGTCGAATTGTTCGAAGGGCTAGGCCCGAATGTCACCGGCAGTGGTGTCACAAAACGTGTCCAAGCGTACATGGCACCAGAAGGGCAGCTGACAATTGGACTAGGCCATGTGATCGTCGCCGGTGAAGAAAAGACCTATTTAGGCGGCCTGACAGTGGCTCAGGCTCACGGCATGTACAAGACTGACCGGAAGCAGTTTCTGCAACGCTCAGCGGCCTTGACTCTCGTGCAAGTGCATGAACTGAAAAGACGTGACATTGCTAGATTCACCGGTAACTTAAATAAATGGATGGAAGCAAATAAAGTTAAATTGAGTCAGCGAATGTTCGACGTTTTGATTGATCTCTCGTTCAACGCAGGCGAAGGCGCGTGGAACGGCACGCTGAAAAAGAATCTAG